CACGGACCCACGAGGGTTTAACCCCTCAGCCCCTTTTTCGTCAGTCAACGGGAGTTTGTCCATGTCTTCTAAGTTGAAGTCCATTTGGGATAAGTTTTTTATCTCAAATGGTTACGATCCTGATAAAGATTTTTATCTAGATCGTGCACGGACACTTGCGTCGAAATCGAAAGGCCTTGAGCGGTTTGCGTACGAGATTTTTGGGAGTAGTCTTATAGGTTCGGTGGCATATGCCCTCGACCCTAGAAAACACTTCCATATTCGTACTCATCTCGTCTCTCCAGTAACCCGTAAACGTTATGTACGTGGTATATTGCCTGCTAAGCGAAATGGTTATCGCTTTCAGACAAATCATACACATAACGTTACCATTGGGAAGGGCCCTTTATATGCCCCTCTTTCTGGTTCTGCGGATTACTACTTTACCGCTGATTCTCGACCCAATATCAGCATTGATAAACAGGTCGGAATTCAGGGTTTCATTAATGATACTACGTATCGGACTCGTAAACCGAACCAGACACAAGGAGAGTTTGAACTTTATGTTCCATCTTTCACTTGTAATCCGGTTGCGATTTCCCGAACGCAGAACATTAATGACACCATACAGAACATCCCTGATCTCTTCAATGAATCGAAGTATTCAGAGGAAGTTCGTTACGGTTTTGTAGGCCCTTCGATTATCATCCCAAAAGCGGGTCATACTACGTTTCTCTCAGGTTATCAGCAATTAGCGAATTCGCTAATGGTTGATGCCCTTCCTGGTTTACTGGCTCGTTGCCAGCCTACCTCGAGGAGCTTTAACCTAGGATATAACGTAGCTGAATTGCGTGATCTTCCTGGATTACTCCAGCAGACCACGCGCTTCTATAGAGACGTGCTTTCTAAGGCAGGTCTCTCATCCTTTTTGGATGTGCGGAAACTCTCCGATTTATACTTATCGTATAAATTCGGTTGGGAATCCACTTTAGATGCCGTTTTTAAGATGATCAGTCTGCCAGCTAAGATAAATCGCGATGTGAATCGCTTAATATCAAATGTTGGCAGACCGTTATCGTTCCATGCCCATACTAATGGGCTTGGTCCGATCGGCGTTTCCCCTACGTTTCAGACAGAACTTTTCAACGTATTCGACGAAACGAATGTCAGAGCTAGTGTTTCTTCAACACATAACTATGATATTCGTCTAACACTCAATGTGAATGTTAGATTGCCGAAGGTTGATATTCCGAGTTTCGAACGGGCTTCATTGACCATTCGAAAATTCGGTGGTGACCTTAATCCAGTGGATGTGTACAATCTCATCCCTTGGACCTGGTTAGGTGACTGGTTTTCTGGTCTAGGAGACTACCTCAAAATTCTTGAGGCCGTCTCTTATGATCCGCAACTAGCCAACTATGCCCTCATTTCCTTTAAAGGAAAAGGAAAATGTAGGTACACCAGAATGTCTGAACACGTCAGTCATGACCATACGACGTATACTCCTCCTCTTAACAATACGAAGTCGACCGATAGGAAGACAACGTATTCTAGGACTGGGGAGTTTTCTTTCAAGTATGAAACTCGAAAGGATGCGTCGCAGTTGACTGATGACATCAAGCTCACCAGCGGTAAGGGACTTTCTTCTTACCAAACTGGTGTTCTATCTGCCCTTATAGGGAAGTATTCCCGTAAGGGTTAAACTAGTTAGAATCATCTAACTAGTCAAACCTCTAGGAGTAGTGCCATGTTTACCGACCCCATTGCCGTCAACGCCATCGGAAGCCTTCCCGCTCTCACCCTTACCAGGGTGCAGCAGGATGGTTTCGGATCGGTCTGGGTGGATATCCCGAACGGTTTTTCGTTCCAGGTTACCCATTCCAGTCCGACCGATCTTTCGAAAGGTGAACGGCATTACCTGAAAGTCTCAATGTCCAGGGATGTGACCCTTCCGAACGGGAACGTTCAGAAGCTCACAGCCTATGGTTCATTGGTCCTTTCGGTGCCTCAGTACGGCTGGACCCAAACGGAGAAGCAAAACTTGCTTTCTCTCCTTTTGGACCTGCCTGTTGAGACGGAGGTGACGATCGCAAAGGTCGTTGGTTTCGAATCTTGAACCGCCGACCTTCGTATGTGGCAATTGCTGCCGTCATTCTCAGCCTCTTGGCTGGGTTTGGCGTCATCAATCCATCAATCGTCGCTCCCATTACTTCCATTCTCAATGGGGATAATGGGACGGATAAATAACATGGCCAGGACTCCGCTACCTCATGGAGGAACGGATGAAAAGCCTGTTATCTACTCTCTCGAGCCTTATGTATGACTACATAAGGTTAGAGCCTGACGTAAAGGGACTCCATCGTGATTTAATCACGATGAAGGCTCGATTGAAGATGGAAGGCATCGGCTTCCTTACCGTTGCACTTCCGGCCTTCTGTAAAGCTTTTGATAGAGCTTTAGAGATAGGTTCTTTCTCCTGTCCCTCTGGATTCTCACGAATCCGTGGGTCATCTCTCCCGAAATTTCTTTCGGGTTTGACAGAGAAAATCTTTGATCGAAAAACCGGGTTGCTTCTTGAAGAATCAGATCCTCGTATGGTGAAAATCATACGCGAAATCTGTCTACTCTTTAAGAAGCTTGAACTTTCTTCTGAACAGGAGGACCGTCTTGATTCTCTTGCAAAGAAGAAGTTCTTCGATACTGAAGAGGCTATTCTGGAAGTTTTTCCTGAAGAGCTTTCTTACTATATCGATCGTGTCTCTAGTTATATCCTTCCCAACTTAGATAGTTGGACAAGGCTTTTCTATAAACACGGGCCCGGTGCCGTCTTTGAGAAAGGAGGTCCCAATACTAAGTGGTCCCTCCTAGCGAAGGCTGTTGAAGAACAGTCTCCGTTACTTATGGATACTGAGTTCGATTTAGAGATTTCTCTAAAAAGTTCTCAATTTCCTAAGTCCTCATCGACGTCTTTCGGAAGCGAAGTTAGACTTGTGACTGTTCCTAAGAGCTCCACAGCTCGTAGAACGATCACCGTTGAACCTTGCTTGAACCAATTCGTTCAGCAAGGTCTGAATGATCACCTAAGGAGTGAAATCCAAAAGTGTTCCATTCTAAAACGTTGTCTAACTCTTGATACCCAGATCCCTAACCAGTGGTTAGCCGATTTGGGGTCGCGTACCAGACGTTTTTGTACGATTGATCTCTCTTCTGCCAGTGATTTACTTTCTGACTTAGTCGTTAGAAGAGTATTTCATCGGCATCAAAGGTTCTTATCTTTGATGGAGGGATCACGTACTAGTAAGGTAAAGGGTTACCCCCTTACCCTAAAGAAATACGCTGGTATGGGCAACGCGACAACTTTTCCTGTACAAAGTATCTGCTTTGCGGTAGTTTGCATCGCATGTATTTTGTCTGAAGAAAAGAAGTTTCCTTCCTTCAGGGAGGTTGTTCGCGTTTCTTCCGATAGTGTTCATGTCTTCGGCGATGATATCATCGTCAAGAATGAATACTACAGTCAGGTATCTACTTGGTTGGAACGTCTTGGTTTAAAGGTTAACCAAGATAAGTCCTACTCAAACGGATTTTTCCGCGAGAGTTGTGGATTGGACAGTTACAAAGGTGTCGACGTGACCCCTTTGTACCTCCGTTCTTTACCAAGTACCTCAATCACACCTGATAACATAGAGGCGATAGTTTCTTTCATAAACTCCTCATGGGAGTCTGGAAGATACTATCTCTCCATGACCCTATTGGATCAGTTGGAGAGTTTGATTAAGTTCAAACTCCCTCTGAAACGTAAGGATCATGGTTATCTTGGCCTAACCAACCGTTCTGATGCTTTTGAATTCCAGAAATGGGATTCAAATTATCAGAGATACATGGTAAGAAGCTATGTATCTTACTCACCTAAGAGATTAGATGAGATTGACGGTTATGCGGCCTTCTTAAAATTCATCTTTACTCCTTTATTAGGGAGAGATGATGAACATCTTAAGAAGAGTGTTCGACGCTTCAACTTAAAGCATCGAAAGAGGTGGGTGCACGTTTAGGAATAAACGTGTTCTAAGTCTCTCTTTACAATGTATTGAGAGCCAGGGAACTCTGCGCTGTGGGCATGCCTCACGGCGTGGACACATATAATTTCGC